TAACATGACGAGCTTCGCTTATAACCGAAAGAAGTATTGCCAGAAGATACTTGACGGAACGGTCAAGGATGAACAGTACTTCGTCTTTATCGCCAAGGCGGATGTTGACGAGAACGGGGATGTGGACTATACCAACCCCCTGGAACACGAAAAGGCCAATCCCAATTATAATGTTTCGGTGAGTGGCCAAGAGTTGATGAACGATGCAATGCAAGCGCAGAATGACCCGCAACAACGCAAGTCATTTTTGGCGAAGTCGCTTAATGTCTACACATCGGCTATGAGGGCCTACTTCAACATTGAAGAATTCAGATCCAGTGACCGCAAATACAGCTGGACCCTAGAGGAGTTGACCAAGCTGCCCATTGCCTGGTACGGCGGAGCAGACCTGGCCAAGCTCCACGACTTGTGTGGGGCCGCCCTATATGGCACATATGGCGATGTGGACATAGCAATTACACACGCTTTTTTTCCCATCGTAGCAGCACACACCAAGGCTGATGAGGACAATATACCTTTGTTCGGGTGGCAGGACGATGGTTGGTTAACCATGACCAACACACCAGTAACAGACCACCAGACCGTTGTGCAGTGGTTTGTGGACATGCGCAAAAAGGGCTTTAACATAAAACAAGTGGGATTCGACCGTAAGTTTGGTCGAGAGTTCTTCCTTGAAATGAGGCGGTCTGGGTTTAGGATAGAGGATACACCACAGCTATACCACTTCAAAAGTGAGGGTTTTAGACGAATCGAGGCTCAAGCCAAGGCTGGCAAATTTTATTACATGGCAAGCGATGCTTACGAATATTGCGTTCAAAACGTCAGAGCCATCGAGCAGGTGGATGACGCGGTCAAGTATGAAAAGGTAATGCCCAATCAGAGGATCGACTTGTTCGACGCCTCTGTTTTTGCGTGTATGCAATATCTGAAGAATTTAGGCAAGAGTGGCACGGCCAAGAAGTGGCTTGGGGGAGGTGACGATGATTGAATTTGATGCAGAGACTTAAAAACATAGGGCGGACCAGAGCCGACCCCGCTACACCAAACGAGCAAATGATAAAGTGGTTGCTGACACAGGGGGAAATGCTAAACGACCTTACTGTACCCGGCTATACCAGGTTGAGCCACAGCCCCGAGGTCAAGATGGCTGCCCATAAGATTGCTGACTTGATCAGCTCAATGACAATCCACTTGATGGAAAACACCAAAGACGGGGATATTCGGGTGAAAAACGAATTGTCAAAGAAAATTGACATTAACCCTTACTCGCTAATGACCAGAAAGGCGTGGGTTTATCACATCGTTTACAGCATGCTCTTGGACGGCAACGGAAATAGCGTGGTGTTCCCCAGGGTCAAAAGCGGGCTAATCGAGGAATTGATTCCTCTAGCGCCGTCTATGGTGCAGTTTGAGGACACAAAAACAGCCTACAAAGTCAAATATGGCAATGTAACATACGACCACGACGAGGTTTTGCACTTTACAATCAATCCTGATCCCGAGAGGCCGTATATCGGTACGGGTTACAGGGTTGCATTGCGGGACATTACCCGCAACTTGAAACAGGCCACAGCCACAAAGAAAAGTTTCATGAGTGGCAAATATATGCCCAGCTTGATCGTTAAAGTTGATTCCTTGACCGCAGAGCTTGCAAGTGATGAGGGGCGCGAAGGCGTTTACCAAAAGTACCTAGAATCTGCAGAGGCCGGACGGCCGTGGATTATACCCGCAGAGCTTTTGGAAATCGACCAGGTGAAACCTCTAACCTTGCAGGATTTAGCCATCAACGAGGCAGTCGAAATCGACAAAAGGACAGTGGCGGGCATCTTTGGCATACCTGCGTCCTTTTTGGGCGTGGGTACTTTCAACAGATTAGAATATAACAACTTCATTGACACAACTATTTTACCAATAGCTAAAGGTATCGAGCAGGAACTCACAAGAAAATTGCTTTATAGTCCGGACCTTTACTTTAAGTTTAACCCCCGGGCGCTATACTCTTACAATATGCAAGAGCTGGCAAACGTGGGGGGAACTATGTATGTCCGCGGCATCATGACGGGCAACGAAGTCAGAGATTGGCTTGGCATGTCTCCTAAGGAGGGGTTGAGTGAGTTGAACATTCTCGAAAACTACATCCCGCTTGACAAAATCGGAGACCAAGGCAAACTGAAAGGTGGTGATGAGGATTGAGGGATAGCAAACAAATACGAACATTACAAAACGGGCTCAAGACCCGATCCGAACCGGATAGCCCAGATAAGTACATCGAGGGTTATTTTGCTGTATTTAACCAAGAAACCGAACTTTATCCTGGCATCTTTGAGCAGATTGCACCGGAGGCTTTTACTAACACCCTGGAACGCAACATAAAGGCTTTGGATAATCACAACACTAGCCTTCCCCTAGGTAGTACCAGGGCAGGGACACTTGAATTGAAAACGGACAACCACGGATTGTGGGGCAGGGTGAAGATCAACCCCGAGGATAGTAACGCTTTAAATTTGTATGCCAGGATACAGCGGGGGGATATTGATCAATGTTCGTTTGGGTTTGAAATAGTGAAAGAGGATGCGGATTGGCGTGATGATGGAACTGTAAAATTCACCATACGAGAAGTGAAACTCTATGAGGTTTCACCTTGCACCTTTGCCGCCTATGAAGAGACAGAGATTTATGCCGCCAGGCAAGCACAGGTCGAGGAACACCGCCAAAGACTACTTAATGCCCGCAAATTTAAACTGAAAGAGAGGTTAAAAAATGCTTAGACAATTGATGTTGAGTAAAAAGATTAAAGGCTTGCGCGATAGTCTGAACGCACTTTTGGAAGACGAGCGAAAACTCGCCACCCGCGAGGCGGAACTGGCGGAGGCTGTCGAACAAGCGGAAACCGAGGAAGAGGTTACTGCTGTCGAAGAAAGTGTTACTGAGTTAGAGGGAGAAAAGGCTGAGATTGCCGAGAAAAAGAGCAAGCTGGAAAGCGAAATCGCTGAGCTTGAAGGAGAACTGGAGGAGCTCAATTCTAAAGAACCTAAAAACGATCCAGTAAAAGACCCCGTGAGGTCACAAACACAAAGAGGAGAGATAAGGATGAAGAGAGGATTTTTCGCAGGTATGAATCGGGGTGAGGTCGAGAACCTTATTAACCGCGAAGATGTAAGAGAGTTTTTGCAGAGGACTAGAGAATTTGCAACACAGAAAAGAGCTGTTACAGGAGCAGACCTATTGATACCAGAAGTAATGCTTGGCCTTCTAAGAGATAACATTGCAACAAGTTCAAAACTGCTCACTAAGGTAAATTACAAACCTCTAAAAGGTAAAGCTAGACAAAATATCACAGGCACAGTGCCTGAAGCTGTTTGGACTGAAATGGTTGGCGCACTCAATGAGCTAGAAATGAAGTTCAATCAGGTTGAAGTAGATGGCTACAAGGTCGGAGGTTTTGTAGCAATACCCAATTCTACGCTGCAGGACAGCGACATTAACCTTGCGTCTGAGATTATGTCACAATTATCAAAGGCTATTGGCATAGCACTTGACAAAGCTATACTTTATGGTTTAGGCACTAAACAGCCCTTGGGTATCGTTACCAGGTTAGCTCAATCTTCCGCACCTGACGGATATCCTGCGAACGCTCCTGCTTGGGAAAAGTTGAGTACAAGCAACGTTAAAAAGCTCACCAGCACCGGGGCAACCCTGATCGGCGATATTATCACGGCATTTGGTGCATGTAAAAATAACTATTCTAGCGGCAAAAAGTTCTTCGCTATGAACACCCAAACCTATGCCTATCTTGTGAGTACATTGCTTAACTTCAATGCTGCCGGTGCCCTTGCGACGGGTATGAGCAATCAAATGCCCATTCTGGGTGGTGATATCGTTATACTAGACTTCATGCCCGACTACGATATTGTCGGTGGTTATGGCGACCTGTACTTGCTAGTTGAACGCGCTGGCACGTCATTGGCCGCATCCGAGCATGTGAAATTCATCGAGGATCAGACTGTATTTAAGGGTACTGCACGCTATGATGGTCTCCCAGTTATTGCTGAGGGCTTCTGCTTAATCAACATCAAGAATACTGATGCCACGACTAGCGCAGCTTTCGTACCCGACTACGCTAACCCGGTATTAGGTGCGCTGGCAATTACGTCGGCGGCCGGCACCAATAAAGACGAAACAGACTTGACTATGACTGGCGGACAAGCTGCTGGCACGTTCTTCGGTTATAAAATTGGTAATAAAGCTGTAGCCGTAAAGTATGGTGACAGTCACAACGGTTACACACCCGTGACGTTTGATGCATCGGGCGCTGCAACAGTGGAGGCCGGTGCTGCTAACAACAACAAGATTATCACTGTGGTTGAGTTCTACTTCGGTATTGCCATTGCTGTAGGAAGCAAAAAATTAGCAGTCAAAACAACCGCTTAGGCGGGTGATGGGATGGTAATGCAACGAGGTTTTTTGTCCGCAGCACAGCCGTTTAGCGCCGAACATGGAGCCTTGGATTTGATTAAGGCTAGGTTGGGCATTACCTCAACTGTGAGGGATACCTACCTGACGGCCATAATAAATGGCGTGGCAAAAGAACTGGAAGATGAAAAGGGGTTGGTGCTAGATGGCGCCAACCCTTATCACTTGATGTTTGTGGTAGACTTCGCGACCTGGCGTTATCAAAACCGAGACACGCCAGAGGGGATGCCCAGGCACCTGCAATTCAGGCTGCACAACTTGATCATATCGGGTGGTGGTGCCAGTGACGTTTGACCACGAGCTTGTCTTGGTTAGGATAGAGGCTGGTGAAAATGACCTGGGCGATCCAATCACCATTCGCACCGAAAAGCCGATATTATGCGATGTGTCATCGGTGGGGAGAAATGAACATTACCAAGCGGCGGCACATGGGTTAAAACCAGAGTTAGTCTTTGTGATTAGCAAATGGGACTACGATGGCGAAAAGGAAGTGGAGTTTGAGGGCAAAAAATACAACGTGCTCCGAACCTATGAACCTAAGAAGTCGAAAGGCTTGGGTGATTTTGAAACCATGGAACTGGTTTGCGAGGGGGTGGTTAATCGTGGCAATGCCTAAGAGTGTTACGAAAGTGAGAAAAGACGGTATCGAATTTACGTCTAACGTGGCCCAGGTGGAGTACACTCTCCATGAACTGTCGCGGGCTGCCCTCAGGGACGTTGCAAAACTGCTACGTAATCGGGTTAAACAAGCCGCGCCCAAAGCCACCGGAAACCTCCACCGGAACATCGGAACGTGGGTTCGGAAAGGGTCGGATGGAGAACCATATCTGCAAATTGGAGTTTACGACAGTGCGCGCGCAAAAAGGAAGGGATTAAAATACGCCTTTTACGCTCACTTCTTGGAGTTCGGCACCTCTACTAAAGCGGCAGTCAATGGGGGGAGGGGTTTTTTGAGGTCCGCCGTGACTGACAGCCTTGACGATGTGGCTCAAATTCAGGCTAAGTACCTCAAGTCGCTCGATGATCAAAGAATGTTAGGGCTCATCGACGAAGAGGAGGAAATCGCCGATGATTGAGCTTAGAAGGGCACTCCACCCACATTTACGTTCTATCTGCCCGCGGGTGTACTTCCAACGTGCGCCAGACACGGCTCAATTTCCGTATCTAACCTATGGTTTCGAGGCAATACCCGACGGCGAAGGTTTTGAGTTGATAGTGTTGGACATTGACGGCTGGGACATGCCTGGCGATGGTGATACAACCGGGCTTGAAACCCTAATGGCAGATGTTAACCGAGTGATGAACAAAACGATACTAACCGCTGACGATCTGGTGGTTAGTTTTTATTTAGACCGGAAGTTGGCTTTGGAGGACGACAATCCGCAAATAATTCGCAGAAAGTACGTTTACCAGGGGCGCCTATTTGAAAGGGGAGATAAATAATGGCTTTAACGAAAACGCAAGTAGAAAATATTCAAATTGACTATGGCATCGTGTTTGTCAATTACGGCGAAGAAGACCAGAAACAGCTTGGGCCTACGCGCGGAGGCGGAGAGTTTACAGTAACCAAGAGCATCAGGGACATTGAGTTTGATGGTCGCAAAGGAAAAACCAAAGGGTTGCAGGTTGTTGACGAGATTGATGCACAGCTTACCGTTACCCACCTAGACGCAAGTTTGGAAACCTTGCAATTGGCGATGCCATACGCTACCTATGATGCAGTCGGTGAGACAATCACTTGTGCAGGGGATAACGTGGGGATTATACCAGAGGAGGCATACCTTAAAAACGTCACAATGTTCGCCAAAGTTGTTGGCGGTGGGTACAAGAAAATCACCCTATTTAACGCTATGAGCGAAGCGGACTTTACGTTGACTGCCGCACCCAAAGGCGAAGGCGAAATGCCACTAGAGGTTTACGCTCACTGGGATCCAATGGATGATGAGGCGGAGCTTTACACAATCGAAGACGTAGCAACAATTGGAGTAGGAGATACCGAGGTGCCAACGGTGACGACTGATCCTG